AGGGTCTGTTTATTCCTCCCTTGACTTGGCCCCGCTGGACTTACGCCCGGCGGGGCTTTTTTTATTTTCGAATGGATTTCAGGCTTTCGACTGCGCCGCCGCCAAAATAGAAGCCAACGATTGCCAGCATAATCTCGCCAAGCCACATTTCTGCCGCGAACTCTTTAGCCGCCGCCACGTTGCCCATGTCGATGACGCCGTAGAGCGCCCCCACGACGCCGTTAGCCATGATGAACAGGAACATCCCGGCGAACATAAGCGCAAGCCAGCGCTGCGCCAGCTTGAATGGCTGGTAGGCGGCTAGAAGATCAACGCGGGCCTTGCTCTTTGCCGCGACCTCTTCCTCGGTTGTCACAACCATATTATCGATAAGGCTCATGCCTTGCTTGATAACCTCGCCCGATCCGAAAATCTTGCCCAGAATCGCTAACATCACCATTCTCCCGCAATCATCATCCCCGCCAGCCGTTCAGATCGGCCCGGCCCTATGTCATCCGCCCATTTGCTGTCCAGCATCTCGGCTGCCGCCGTTGCGTAATCGCCAGCCTGTAGCGCATGGCGCATCCTCGCGAACATTGAAAACCCCTTTGGCCCAAGATTAAAGACCATTGAGATGACCACGGCCTGCCGCGCCTCGTTCAGATCGGCGAACCAGCTATAAGCCGACGCGGCCTTTTTGGCGCGATCAATGTCATTCGCCAGAAGGTAATCAATTTCATCATCATACAGGCCAACGTCATCAAGATTCCGGCCCACGCCGATAGTGAGCTTGCCCGCCGTGCATCTATATGGGTAAGCCCGCGCGCCTTCATGGTGGCGCAACATAGCGATCAGCTTGTCTGTCATTTCCTCAACCACTCCAAATAATTCGCGCCCTGTTCGACATCCTCAAAACATATCACGCGCGTGCGCGCATTTTTGCGCGGATCCACCACGGCCAGAACGGACGACCCGCGCTGATGCTCCGCGAACCCATGCAATAGCGCGTGGCTGTCCATGTATTTATAGCCACGAAGCTGCACCAGCCAAGCGGACGTGCCGCGCTCGGCAATCTCAATGTCCTCCATCGCATAATTATGCGTGTGGCCGGTCACGAATAGATCCGCATGCTCATTTAGCTTCGCGGCGCGCAACGTGCTGTGAATGTTATTCCAGATAGAATTTCCCTTGCGCCCATGCGCGGCGTCCACCTTCAATTCATAGCCGCCGGGGTGCGCAATCTTGAATTGCGCATGCCAGTCAAGCACCGGGACGTGATCGACGCCAAGGCGCTTATGGAACTCCGCGCCCCTGTTCCAAAGATCGTGATTGCCAAGCACCCAGCAGAGCCAGGTGATGCCGGAATCGAACATGAACCACTCGGCCAACCGCTTGGCGGTCTTTTCGCTCGTGTCCTGATCGGCATAAAGGCGCATTAACCGCCCGACCCAGTTGTTAGTTGTGTCGCCAATATTGACGGAATAAATGCCGTCACGGCGCGCGACCTCAATGTGACGTTGTAGCAATGGCATATTGCAGCCGTTGTCATCAATATGAGGATCACCGAACAGCATCAAGCCGTATGGCTTGCTCTCGTTCAGCCTGATCGTGAACCACTTTTTCGCATTGGCCGCGCTTAAAGTGCGCTCAAAATCCGCCGATTTCCGGCGTAGGATTTCCTCAATTGGCGTGTCATCATCGCCGCCGACGAAAGCCGGGAACTCGACATTCGGCGACGTCATCAGCCCGGCTGCACGCGCGGCCCTCACCCTCGATTGCATCGTCGAGCGCGGGATACCAAGTGCCTTAGCTGCGGCGCTCGCGTTGTTGTCGGCCTCGCGGTACGCCTCAATGGTGCGCGTCAATTCTTCATTGCTGATCGGCTTCTGCATCTTGGTCTCTCCTGTTGGTCAATTTTCTGACAGTCTCGGTTTCGATAATTCTTATTATAACCCAGACGCCGGTCAGCAACGCTACTGCGTCCGGCATGAGGCTAAGCCACGCTGCGGCGGTTGTAGCCCCTGCGGTCATGTCGATGATGGTCTTCTCTGATTCGTTCATGTCCAGCCCCCTAAAGAAACGCCGCTTCTTCGACTGCCGACTTCACCGCCGATTCCGATGCCGGGTCGGTGGGAAGCGCATCCGTTTTTGTCTTGATTGCTGTAATGCTCGCGTTGTCCGGCGCAACATCGTTTCGGCTGGAAACCGCCGCATCCAGATTGTCAACCTTGGCCGCCCGGCCTGTGGTGTAGCCCTGCGCCGTCATGCCATTCTGGACTGCCGCAGGGACAGCCGAAATGTCGCCGGTGATGACAGGGGCGGCGGTGCTGACAGTAAACACTTTGCCAACGAAAAACGTGATCGAGCCGCCGCCGCTAGTGGTGTGGACAAGCGGTGAAGCGCCGTCGTCACGATACAGCCGCCGCCCATCGGTGAACGCCACGCCTGTCGACGCGGTGTTGTCGATGTACAGGTTAAGTGTGGATGTGACAATTCGGAAATTGGCGTCATCCTCCGCGACGATGCCGTCGAACCAAAGGCGGATGCCGTCCGCGTCCGACGCTTGCGTGTGGGCGAACCAAGAATAAAGCCGGTCAATGCGCGTATCGCCATCAGCGTCAGCCACGTCGATCTGCACGTTTGGAAAATCAGCCGTGAACTCCGAAACCGCGCTGCCATCAAGCCCGATTGAGTTATAGACAGCATCATCCTTTTGCGCCGCCAGAACAGACCAGCCCGGAGCCCCGGCAATAACCAGCGTCGAGAATGGCAATTTTGCAGACGTGCCGCTGACATAGGCAAGACGCACTCGCACGGTGTCGCCCTCGCTGTATCCTGCGCCCTCGCTGTAGGTCGCGTTGTAGGCTGTCCCCGCCACCACATCATTCACGATCTCGGAGCCGGTGGTCACGTTGTAAATCTGCAACCGCGAACCCGCCGTGATATTGGTGATGCTGACGGTCTTCGGAGGCGCAACCGTGCCGGTGGCGTCTGTCCGAGTGCCGACGAATGTCGCGCCATTCGCAAGCGTAATCACGCCTGTCGTGGTCATGTCGCCGGTATAGGTGCTTGCCTTGATTGTAATCGTGGTATTATCAAAGGCAAACGCGCTTGAAGCCGTGGCGTCAATGGTGACGTTGTAGCCACCAGCGTCGATCAGTGCGCCGTTTCGCGTAATGATGGTTGCGGCTTGGCCGCTGTAATTGTCCACAAGATACGCCTTGGCGCGGTCATACATTTCGCCGGGACTGTCAATGGTTGAGTAAGCATCGACGGTTGCTTTGTCCATTTCGCTCACGTTTGCGTCATTAACCAGATTCGGCGATAGCTTATAGTCCTCGACGTATTCTTCGGCTGAAATGTCAAACGTGACGCCGGAAAGAACGTCCAGCGCACCCGAATAGCTAACGTGGGCTATCTTGAGCGGCAGTTTGTATTCCCCAGCGCGGTGGCACTGTGGGCTGTTGCTGTTAGCTTGTGCCGGAAGAATCGTCGAGTTTTGCGGCTGATCGCGCGTGTATATCTTCCCCCACTGAACAACATCGCTAGACGCGCCGCCAGCGTCTAGCGCGCCGCTGTGCAGGACTGACCCGTCCGCAGAGTAGATATAGCGTGTCGTGCTGGCATTGGCGTTCTCGCCAATGGCGGCGGTTGCAATCGTTTTCAATAATGCGTAGTGGGCATTAGCGCCCCGCATGCCGTCAACCCCGATCCTGAAGTTTTTAGTGACGCGGCAATCCGTCAGCGCAAACGCGCCGCGCCGTTGAGTATAGAATACAGGAGCCGTAAACTTGGACAGGGATATTGTTCCACCATAATTATCTATCATAGCCATTGTGTCGTTTGTCCAAGACAGCAGTTGGAACCCCACTGTTTCGGCCGGGTCTCCAAAAAAGACGTGAGATCCGAATCCGCCCACGGACGAGTTTCGCAGGATGCTACCGGAACTCGATCCGAAGGTGAAATTGTTTTCGCCTGTCACAAGACTGTTGTCCATGTCCCACACAGGCCCGCTGCCGTAATAACCAAGCCCACCTTGTGACCTGATCGACGAATCACGCATCACAACGCCAAAACGTGCCATCGGAAATGCAAGAGACGTTCGCCCAAGAACCGTCAGGTTCACGGCCCTTCCCGCATTGCCAAGGTGGTCGATGCCTAGATACATCTTATCAACGGCCTGATTGGTAATAGTGAGCCTGTCGATTATCAGTTGTCGGTCAACGATAAAATCGCCGTTCAGCTTGATGCCGCCAGTATAATATGACGTATCTATTAAGGCGTTTTGATAGCCCGTAGAAACCACGTTGGCCATGCCCACAAGGTCGGTCGCATAAGCGGGTGAGGATGTCTGCTCTAGCTTCGTGCCGTTAATCTGAAAACTCATAGTTAAACCCCGTAAATAACGCCGGTTAGATTCCCGCCGCTGTCACGCTGCAACGCCTTTACCAGATCAATGCCGGACGGCGTGTCGCCGGATAGCGTGACGCTGGACAGTGTGCCATTTACGCGGGTCAAGGTCTTGGTGATCGACTGACCGCCACCAAGATCATAGGTGATGGATTGCAGGACACCGCCGGACCGGCTCATGGTGAACGGCTTGGAATTGAGGTTACGAGATACCGTTTCAAATGCCGAGACAGTCGATATCGTGCCGTCAGCCGCAATCGTGATGTTGCTGCCAGCGGTCAGGGCAGAGACAACGTTGGCGGTGGTCACGCTGGCGTCCGAGCCAGCCGGACCGGTCGCGCCTTGGACGCCCTGCGGCCCCGTTGCCCCAGTCTCGCCCTGTGGCCCAGTAGGTCCAGCCGGACCAGCTGGTCCTGCATCGCCTGTGTCACCTTTCACGCCCTGCGGCCCCGTTGCCCCAGCCACACCTGCGTCTCCTGTGTCACCCTTAACGCCCTGCGGCCCAG